AGAAAATATGGCTACATGTCTTCGAGGCAAGCGCCACGCAGAAAGATTATTTAGCGAATCAGTAACCTACAAATGCTGGAAAGGTAAGGCAGAATTAGAGGAGAATATAGATGGCTCAAAATCAATTAAAAAACTCATCATACAATAAAGTTGCAAAAGAATTAAAGAATAGACGGTATCATCAACGTGTGGTAAAATCTAAAAAATCATATGATAGAAAAAAAATAAAACAACAAATGCTACCTCATAGTCAACTTATTTAAAATGAATCTTTCCCGTAACTTTAGCTTACAAGAGCTTACTAAATCAGACACAGCAATACGTAAAGGTATTGACAACAATCCTAATGCAGATCAAATAGAAAAACTAAAAGCACTGTGTGAAAATATTTTGCAGCCAGTGAGGGACCATTTTGGTAGAGTCAAAGTAACTAGTGGCTATCGTAGTGTTGAGTTATGCACAGCGATAGGTAGCTCTGTAAATTCGCAGCACGCTAAAGCTGAGGCTGCAGACTTCGAATGTGTTGGCTTAGACAACGCTGAACTAGCTGATTGGATTCACAAGAACCTCCCGTATGACCAATTAATCCTTGAATACTACACTCCAGGCGAACCTAATAGCGGATGGATACATTGCTCATGGATACCGGACCAACCAAGAGCATCATTCTTACATGCGTTTAAATCAGAAGGTAAAACAAAATACAAACCAATATTAGGTAAAGCAAAAGATTTAATATGAAAAAATTAAGTTTTAATTTTTCAAATATAGATACTGTGGTAGGTCATTGCCATCAATGTGAAGAAGAATCTATCTTAGTTGCAATCGTAACAGATTTTTATAGATGCACTAATTGTGGAGCAGATACTAAACAACACGTTAATGGTAGTATAAGATATATACGACTTACAGATGAAGAAAAAAATTGGTTAAGGGAGCATGGCAAAACGTAAATTTACAACTTTTATACCAAGACCAAAACCCCGTAAACGTCCTAGAAGACACTCAAAATCATTAAATAAACATAAGAAAAGATCATATAAACCTTACCACCGTCAAGGCAGACCACAATAGGGGTTGACATTTTAGTATAGGATATTATATTAAATAGTATTAATGAAAGGAGGAATACATGCACATCGACGAAGATGATTTAAAATTTAAAAAGAAAACTTCGCAAGCTTCACGGTATGGAGTGATGGGTTTATGTTTAGGTAAAAAACTTAAAGATGAATTAGATGAATACTGTAAGGATCGTGGAATTGTTAGAACAAAATTGATCAAAGCTTTGCTTAGACAATATTTAAACGATAAAAAAAATCCGTTTCTTAAAGACGAGTAATGGAGTTGATAATCCTAAACGACGGAGTATATCAACTTGTTCCAGTAACAAAGCAAATGTTAGTGGATATGAAGTTGTATGTTACTGAGATAAATTTATTTGATCTTTGTGATATTCTAAGATTAAAGCTTACAACCTATGCTGATTACCCTATCAACGCTCATGTGATGAATGATGGTAGTGGTGACTTCTATGGTTGTATATGGAACTAGATGGTAGTTACTCTTTGACAATAAAACTTTATGTGAGCGTAGACTTCGTTTACTACATCTGGACCCATCTCTGCTAATTTTTTAGATGATTCGTTGTAGCCAAACTGTAAACACTCATACATTGTGTCAAATTTAGTTGGCCACTCAAGTGGCTCTAAGCAGCTATTGCTCATCGAAGAACACATGATTAAAACTAACACAAATTTCATTGACACTCCCTTGTAATTATAATAGGATATCCTATATTATGAGGAAAATAGAAAGGTTATAACAAATGACAGACTTTAGCAAATACAAAAACGTATCACTAGCTTTGGACACATATTCTAAGGTGGATAAGTTGAGAAAGGTTATAGTGCCAAACACTACACTATCCCGTGCTCAAACTATTAACATCTTAGTTAATGAAAAAATTTCAAAGATGAATGGTAAAATATCTAAGGCGAAAAATGGCAACTCTTGACGGTAAAGAAGACGGTAAAAAAATTTGCACCGTGTGTAGAGGTAATGGCTTCGTAAGAGTGCCATTCGAATTAGCCCGAGAAGAACAATGGGCTGATTGTGAATTTTGCAACAACCAGGGAGAAGTAGACTATGATCGAGGATCGAGGACCTTTGGATCTAACTTACAAAATTGAACAGTTAGAAAAACAGAAAAAAATTTTACAAGATGCATGTAGAAGAGCAGGTAAAAAAATTAAAGAACTAGAAGACCATATGCGTTCTGTGAAAGTTAGAGTGGATCGTATTAAAGATTCAATGAATAGTATTAAACGTTGGATGAAAAGATGAGTGTGAGATCTGCATTGATAAAAGCTTTAGAAGATAAATACAATGCACAAATATCTGAGGCTGATGCAACTATAAAAATTTATTTTGAAAATAGTGTTGGTATAGGTGAACACCCGCAACACGTTAATGAGGTAGATAAGTTAATTGAAAAGATTGCTAACGCTGAAGAAAAATTAGTTATCTTGAAAGAATTTTATAATGATTAGTGATGTTAACGCTGCATACATAGCGGGTTTATTTGATGGTGAAGGCCATATTCAATACAAACAATATATGAGACAGAGAAGAAACAACGAGAAACCATACCCGACATGGTCTGTTAGAATGGAAGTATCGATGACCCATAAGTCTGTATTGTTATTGATACATAATCTACTGGGTGTTGGAACTGTTACTAAAAGAAAAAATGGTAAGGGTTCTCTTGGTAAAAAACAACAATGGCGTTGGAGATGTCAGTTAAGAGATGCTTATTATGTTTGTTTATTATTACAGCCTTATGCTCATGTAAAATTAGAGCAGATAAATAAAATTATTAAACATTATTCTGAACTAGGAACGGAAAAAATAAAAGCTAAAGTAATTAATATAGCTAACTATAAAATTAAACAACAGAGGATGAAATGACATTGTTTCATGGACTAGGTATGTTTATACTTGGTATGTTTGCTATTATCATTGGTGGTATAATTGCTTGGTACATAATTAATAAGGTAATGAAAGATGATGGAAGATAAAGATTTAGAAGAATACAATAAAAATAGTTGGACTCTTAAATGGAATAAACAATTCTCTTACCCAAAGAGTCAAAGAGAATTAGTCATGGGTCAAAGACACTACGCAGTAGATAATCAAAAGTTACCATCTGTAACAACTATAATATCACAAACTCAATCAAAAGAGAAGCAAGATTCATTGGCCAATTGGCGTGCTAAAGTAGGTGAGGCAGAAGCAAAAAGGACCATGGACCAAGCGGCTGCCCGTGGAACAGCCATGCATACCCTTTTAGAACGCTATTTGCTGGGCCAAAACCACGCTGATTTAACGGATATAGGGCAAGAGGCTACCTCTATGGCCCAAAAGGTAATTGACGACGGTATAAAGGGCTCTCTGGACGAAATATGGGGGTCTGAGGTCACAGTATGGTATCCAGATTTATATGCAGGGCAGACAGATGTAGTGGGTGTTTACAATGGACGCGAAAGCATAATAGACTTTAAGCAAACAAACAAACCTAAACGTAGGGAGTGGGTAGAAGATTACTTTGTTCAATTGGCTGCCTATGCTATGGCTCACAACCATATATATCAAACTAAAATACAGTCTGGAGTGATTCTAATGTGCAGTAAAGATGGATACTTTCAAAAATTTGAGGTATCGGATGAGGAATTTAGGCAGTATATGTACAAATGGTTGGCCAAAGTTGGGCAATACCACACCGAAAAGTCTGTATAGACTTTTTCTCTAGAAATAAAAAAATAAATTTTTATTTTCAAAACCATGTTACAGCTCTATATATGTTACAATGTTAAATAAGTATTGATATAGGCTACTTATTTAAGATAAGATTGTAACATCACCATGTTACACGTGTTACAATGCGCATATTTATTGACTTTTCAAATGTTACAATTTTTCCGGGGCGCGCGTATGGAAAAATATTTTTTGTAAAAATGTCCCTAGAGAAAAGTTCTATACGGTGTATATTGGGGTATGCCTAGGAAAAGAAGAAAAGCTGCCATCACTCAAACAACTCTTGATATACCTTATCCAAAGGTGCGGGTTGAATGGGTTGATTGTGTATCTGATAGTGGATGGGCTACTGATAAAGAATTTGATAAGATGAAGTTAGCTATGCCTGTTAATGAAGGGTGGTTGTACGAAAAAAATAAAAAATTCATAAAATTATTTGCAAGTTATGATAAAGATGATGAAGGTATAACTTTTGGTGATAGGACTATGATACCTACTCCATGGGTTACCAAAATAACCAAACTATAGGGAGCTGAACATGTCATTACAAGATGCTATCAAAGACACTGTAAAAGATATGATCGAGAACAATGAAATCGAAATTAAAGTCGAGGACGGCGAGATCGTATTATCTGTTGCAGATCAATCAGATGAAGATGACGACTCTGAGGAGTAGTTGATTCGAGAGGGTGAGTCTTCGGACTCACTCTTTTCAGGTGTAACTATCTCTGCATCTTTGTCTATGATTGGTTGATAGTGTTTCAAAGCTTCAACAACCTTTGCATCTATCTCCTCCTGCGATAAGCCTTCGTGTTTATGTAAATGTATCTGTTGGTTGTTGTAATATCCAGCAGCTTTTCCACGTGAAACTTCCATATTACCTGCTGCGGTCCAGGCTTTGTTTTCCCTAAACTCATCTCTAAGTTTACCTAACTCTACCATATGTCCATCAAAACTTATGTCGTATTTCTTTAATAACTCTGATCTTCTTTTACCTATATACTCTACAACAAGTGGATACTTCTTTGGATTTTGTAGTTCTGAAGCTCTGACATAAGCAGACTCTTCATCGTAACCAGCTAAGACTGCACACTCAGTCGCTGTTTTTCTACCTTCGTTAGCTATGATTAGATTGGCAAACTTTAATTGTTTTTCTGTTAATCTTTTTGGTACTCCCATGGTTGAAATATATAAAATATAGGATATATTGCAAGTAAGAATGAATGGAAAGTTATTAAGTCAAGTATTGGATAAGATGATGGTATCACCCTCTGCACAAAATGCTAGGGTACAAGTATGTTTACCTGACGGTAAATTTTATGATGTAACTTCTTTGCAGTTGTTAGAAAATAAAATTATAGGTCACCGTGAAAGTCATAGACTAGTCTTCACAGTTAAGGCTGAGTCTTGGAATATGGGTAAAGTTATAAAGAAAATTGGTGAGTAATTTTAAACACCACTTACTCTGAAAATTACTTTAAAAAATGCCTAAGAATGAGTCTAAATTTTGGAAGCAAATCAAAGACTATAAATGTAAAATAAGCTGGACTAGGCTTGAGAATTCTGCTGCTCATGGTACGCCAGATCTGTTGGGATACAACAAATATAATAAATTTTTTACTGTTGAATTAAAAGTAAGTTTGAGTAAGTTTCCGAGGCTATCACCACATCAAATATCGTTCCATGTTAGGCATCCAAAGAACAGTTTCATCATGGTAAAATACCTGCCAAAGGCCCTTGAGCCTTCTGGCATAAAACTTTATGAAGGGACCGCGGTGCACGCGCTTGTGGGCGGGGCCCTCCCTATGCCTACGCCTGTGGCTTGTGGCCTTTCCGCATGTTGCTTGTTCCTTGAAAATTTAAAATAGGGCTTAGCCTGTTGCCTCGAGTACCTACCCATTCCTCGACATTTTAACGGTAGAATTAACAACAGGTTCCATGCCTGGGCGCATTGCCCGATCAGAACCCTGATCCCAGGTCCATCATCATACCTGCCGCGGTTTACCTCCAGGCTGATGGACCAGGGATCAGTAGCGGGGTTAAAGGTTAACCATCCAACCCGCTGTCGACTACTGATCCCAGGTCTATTAACCCTGTTCCGCCGTTAGCTAGTATCGGTAACCTGCGAGAGTATTAACTAGCACTCCAAGTCGCAGTTTAGATCACGACGGTCAATAGACCAGGGATCAGTATCCAGTGAAGACGGCTCGTATAAAGCGGTGTGACACTGGATATATGTCCCGAGAGTTTCCCAATTTTAAGTGTAGTACAACCTCTCAAATCGAACACTGTTATTTTGAGTTTATAATGTCGTAAATAACAAAAGGACATATCCTATATAATCCCTTGACATTGTTTTGTCAATACATTAAAACAATTTTTATGAAAGGAAATATAAATATG